GAGCTTTTAAAAAATCTTTTTGCAGACGGGTTCTATGATGTTCTAAATTATGTAGAGCATAAAATTGCAAAGATTTATTTTAACAGTCAGTTAGTAATGGAGGGAGGGTTTAAGATTAAAGCTACTGTAATAGATACTAAACCTTTGGAGTATGAGTGTTTAGTTTTTGGAGAAAATTATAAATGGGTTAATGAGTTAGATAGACAAAATCTTTGTGATATTGATTGGAGTGTTGGTAATATGTTTGACGCTTATCCTGATACAGCTGAACGAACCCGAGCTAATGTTATGGATACTTGGCACTATGATAGCTCTGACCATTTGAGATCGGGAGTAGGTACTCATATAGTTTATCCTTTAGTTAATAGAGGTAAATGGAATAATCAAAATAAAGTTCATTATACGGATTTAATTCCAGCTTGGTGGATAAGGAATTTAGTATATCAGATTACTATAAGTGCTGGTTATACTTTAGTTTCTAATTTTATGGATAGTGACTGGTTTAAAAGATTGATAACTTTATTTGGTACTACCGATGATGTATGGGAGCAAACTATAACTACCCAAACTGATAACGCTTTTAATTTTGAAATAATTGGACCGACCGAGTGGAAAATCCCGATGGATTATAGAGATGTCTCTATAGGTAATCGTTTCGATGGAGCTATCTTATGGGATCATGTAGCTTGGATTGGACCGAATTTTAACTCAGCTTCTGATTGGGCACCGCAAGATATTTTACCATCTGTTTGTGATACCTCCTCTACCCAGAAATATAGATGGAGTTTATTTGGAGCTTATGGAGGTACGGATTTATCAGCTACTAATTATACGATCTCAGGTTGGTGTTGGGAGGAGCATGCTTTAGGACAGCTTAAATATGGACAGAGCTTTCATAAACTCCATGAGAGTTTCTGTTGTGATCCAATTATGAGGATTATAGGACACTCCTGGAACGAGGTTTGGACTTGGGGAGATTATACCTGTTCGGCTTTGCCTGATTGTGCTGGTACTCACGAGGAGCAGCTGAGAGGGGTTAATATGTTCAGCCCAAGTGTTGCAGACGAATATACTTTTAGTGGAGAGCTTCAGTTAGAAATGAATAACGATTATGTTAGAGATAATGAACCAGCTCCTTATTGTTGCGATTGGATACCACTCGTTGGGACGGGATTTAATTATCATGATGGAGGTTATTGGCATAACGATCCAGCGTATGGATATGGTTGGGACGCCGCCGGAGTTCATTTTTATGGCTGTGTTTATTTAGCTTGGGTTCATCATGATAGTAGATATACTGAGTTTATTAAATTAGATTGTTATACTGCTCCCTCTCCCGATTTATATCATCATGGTTGGTGGGCGGCGGGAGGAGCTGGTGAGCGTCTTGAGCCATCTCCCGATAATTTAATGTTCCCTTTATCTTTTAGTAATGTCTTAATAGATGTAACTGATACTCAAGATAAGTTCTATTATTATACTGAAGTTAATGAGGTATTACAAACTTATAATGGCTTTGCTGGTTTTGGATATGACGGTCACATGCAATGTAAGTATCGGATACAGAGGGGAACTTTTGAGGGAGGTTTAACCTCATCTGTAACTACTACTACAGTTACAGATATAGATATCTCTACTTTACTTCCGTGCGATACAACTCAATTAGATTATATAAATGGTTTAACAGGATTATTTAATTTATATTGGCAATCTGATGAGGAGAATAAAATTTTATACTGCGAACCTCGAGACGACTTCTTTTACTCCCGAAACGAAGCGGTAGATTGGAGCCAGAAATTAGATTTTAGTACTAAGCAAACTTCTAAATTTATATACGACGCTCTTAATAGAGATTTATGTTTTACCTACCAAGATGATGGAGCTGATGGTTTTGTAGAGGAGAGAAATAGATTAGTAGGGCAAATTTGCTCTCTCTATAGTTATGCTTTGGATTTAGGAACTTTATATAAAGACGCTGAGAGTAAAATAGGAACTTCCCTTTATGCTCCTACTTATATGTTTAGAGATAAATCTATTGGAAGTAATCAGGGTAAATCTCCTTATATACCTGTTATACATAGTGACTATAATATGATATGGAACCAAACCGATAGTAATCAGTTCCCAGATAGAATAAGCGACTTTATGCCAAGAGTTTTATTATGGGGAGGGTTAATACCTTTAAACTTAGAGGACGGTCAGTCAAGTAGTAATACTTGGAGTTGGTGTTTAGATAATCCTGTTTCAAGTCCTGAGCAGAAAAAAAACTATCCATTTGCTGGTATGCTACATGATGAGGACGAGCAATTTTTCCCAGCACTATCGGTAGGAGGTTATAGTTATTATCCTACTTTACCTTATAATGATGTCGAAGCTAATAGAGTTCAACCTACTCCCGTTCCTCCAGATACATATCCATTTTGTCAGGGATTATATCAAGTATTTTGGGAGAGATCAATAGAAAATATATTACAACGACCAAGATTAAAGAAAGCTAAATTTTTATTAAACACTACTGATATAGCTAATTTAGATTTAAGAAAATTAGTTTATTTAGAAACAGGAACGGAGAGCACTTATTGGATTATAAATAAGATTACAGATTATAAACCTGGTAAAAATCTTTTAACTATAGTAGAGCTTTATCAGTATATCCCAGCTACTCCTATGAAATCCACCCACAACCCAAAATCTGGTACTCGGAGGAGTAATGAAAATAGTGTCACCAGAGATTTTATAGTTGGGCAAGGTAGGTTAGAGGAGAATAATATGTCTTTACTGCATAATCAAGGATTAAGTTTATATAATTATGATATAGGTAATAGTCCTTTAGGAGCTTCAGTATTTAGTCCAAACGAGGGCGCTGGAGATTATTTTGACGCTTTAGTAGATTTAGGATATGACACTATCGGAGCTGGTTCAACTTTTGCTGGAGGGGGTAGTATGCCTAAACACTCAAGAGCTAACGAGAGTTTTAATTTTGGGATAGATAATAAGGTTATGCAAAACACAGGAGTAGTAGCTTTAGGTAATAACCTAAGTAATTTAAAACAAGGTAAAATTTATATAGGAACAGGATCGGCTTCGGCTTATAATAATGCTCCTATCCAATTTGTCCAAAATGGTAAAACTTCTTTAGCTATTGATGGTAGTGGTAATATCCTCGAGGGAGGAGGAGGAGCAATAATGGCTCAAGACGGATCGGGTAATTATTTTGAGGTTTTTAGTAAAAAGGATTTTTTTGGAGATATAACCGTAAGGAAAGTTTTAAAACAATATAATAATAATTAAATATGAGCACTTTAGAAACTATATTACAAATACGAGTAGATGGTTCGGATCAGATGGTAAAACTAAAAACTGAGATTGATAAAACTACTGAGGAGCTAAAAAAATTAAAAGCTTCTCAAAAAGAAGCTGGAGCAGATGGTAAAAAATATAATGCCGAAATTTTAACTATGGAGACAAGGTTAAAAGCTATGAAAAAAGAAATGGTAGGAGCTAAAAACGATACTCTTAAAATGAACGCCGCCATGTCCGCTCAGGGTAAAAGTTATAACGATCTTACTAAACAAAACGCCGCTCTATCAGTTCAATTAAGAAAGTTAGCCGATCCTTTAGGAAAAAATAAAAAGGAGTTTGAAGCGTTGAGCGCAAAAATGAATAAAAATACTAATGCTTTAAAAAAGATGGACGCCCAAATGGGTAGGCAACAAAGGAACGTTGGTAATTATGGAGGAGCTATTAAAGGTATGGCTTTACAAATTGGAGCAGCTATTATGGCGTTTAAAGCTTTAGAGAGAGTTATAAGTACTTTCTCAGATTTTCAGTTTGCTATAAAACAGGTTGGAGTGATCTCGGGAGCTACTGCAAAGGAGATGGAGATGTTAGAACAGCAAGCTAAAGATTTAGGAGCTACTACCGCTTATACAGCTAATGAAGTAGCTTTACTACAAATAGAGTTTGCTAAGTTAGGTTTTGACGCTGGAGATATAGAAAATATGACAAGCTCAGTTTTAGATTTATCTTTTGCTTTTGGAGAGGAGTTAAATGTTACAGCTGAGCAAGTAGGGATAACTTTAAAATCTTTTAACTTAGACGCTTCCGAAGCAAGTAGAGTTACTGATGTTATGGC